GAGACCTTAGCTAATGAGCTCCCTCAGCTGTCCCACGAAGATGCGCTATATTGCACCGCTCACTTCAACAAGACCTATTCTATTGAAGATGAAACGTTATCGGTAGATGATAATTTACCGGCTAAGTTCGGGAAATTACTAGAGTCTAACAAAGAGGTTAAGAGCATTTGGGGAATGCAAACAGAAGACCGTAGTGTTTCAGACTTTAGACTAGGACATATTATGCTAGCCAATGGATTTACTAAGGATGAAGCAATGAGTGTCTTGGTCAACAGCGACAAGGCTGTAAGCAGAGCCCCCCAACACCGCATAGGCTATGCACAGGGGATCGTAGATAAGATTGGATTGTTTGAGGATAAGAAAGAGCCTGTAATGCTCTCCAACAGTGTAGCTAGTATCCTAAAGCGTGGGCCCATTGATAACTCATTCGTCAAGTTTCCTTGTGACTCGCTGATCGATGGCACTCATGCAGGGTTTAGACTAGGCCAGGTCTTAGGGCTAGTTGGCGGCACCGGTGTAGGTAAAACGACATTCGCGCTTAATATGTTCAAATGGTTTGTTGAGGCTAATGCTAATTATGTACATTTCTTTGTCACTCTTGAACAATCAGAAGAGGAGATTGCAAAGCGTTGGGCCACAATGTGCGGTGCCAATACCTCCCTCCATGATAAGGTACAAGTATTAGGAAATTACAATGCAGATGGCACATTTCGTGCACTATCATTAGAAACCATTAAAGATTACATCCTAGAGTTTCAGATTACAAACAACGTGAAAGTAGGTTGCGTGGTATTAGACCACATTGGTATCTTATCAAAGAACCAAAAGAATGGTGAAACTCAGGGTCTTATGGAGATCTGTCAACAACTTAAGGCCTTTGCCATGTCTACCAAGACGTTCTTTGTCATACAGTCTCAGACCAACAGAGATAAGGCCGGTATCGGTGATCTTGAGCTTAATAAAGATGCAGCGTTTGGTACGACCGCGTTCGAGTGGTATTTAGACTTTATGATCACCATCTGGATGCCTTTAAAGCGAGTTTATGACAAAGTCCCTGCACTTACTGTAACAGCGTTTAAGTATTGCAAAATACGTGAAAAGAATGTAAAGTTAGATAGGATACTAGAGGATCAGAAGCAGTTGTTAATATACGATGTGGACACTGAGCACTATAGACTTTTAACTCAAGAAGAATCCAAGCAGATACCGTTCTGGAATACGCAGGCTACGAATCTGAGGAAAGCAGATAGAAAAACTGATGTTGTTGAGTACAAGTTTAGCGGCTGGACGAAAGAGGAAGTAATATCATGTCAGAAAACCTAATGGTTATAAAAGATACAGAAGCTTTCCTGCAGCTTTCTGATTACATCAAGGACTTTGAATATATAGCTTTTGACACTGAGACTACGGGCGTCCACAAAGGAGCCGAAGTAATCGGTTTTTCTATCTGTGCTGAGTCTGATGTTGCTTTTTATGTGGTCCTCAGCTATTGGTGTACAGAACGAAAGCAACTTATCGAATTAGAAACCTCATCTTTTGTTAAGAAGTTCTTTAAGCAGTTACAAGAAAAGAAACTTATAGCACACAATGCTATATTCGATTGTTCTAAGATTTATGATATCTATAAGGTAGACCTGATGCCTTCGGTACACACCGACACCATGCTACTTGCCCACTTATTAGACGAATCTCGCCGCAATGGGCTTAAGGAGTTAGGAGCCTCAGTCTACGGGCAGTCAGCAGTAGAAGAAAAGCTCGCCATGCAAGCGTCAGTCGCCAACAATGGCGGGGGTCTAACTAAGAAGAACTATGAGCTCTATAAGGGAGATCCGGACTTGATCGGTGTCTACGGCGCCAAAGACGCACTTCTTACCTTCAATCTCTTCTATGAATTCCTCCCACAGCTAATGGATCAAGACTTAGATAAGTTCTTCTATGATGATGAGTGTATGCCCCTGCTTAGGGGTCCTAGCTATGAGCTCAACACAGTGGGTCTTAAAGTAGACACCGCAAAACTCCAACAATTGAGAGCACAGTTAGAAATGGATATAGCTGAATCCGGTGCGCTTATCGCTCATGAGATTAAAGACTTGATCAAAGATAAGTATCCTGCCACTAAGAAGAGCAATACGTTTAATATCAATGCCGGGCAGCAACTGGCATGGTTATTGTTTGAACGTCTGGGTAGGGATTGCATAAGTTTCACCGAAGCGGGCAAGTCCTTGGCAAAAGCCTTAAGTGTTAAGCTATATAGCAAGAAAGATCAACGAGCCTTCATTGCCTTACTTCGGGAGTTCAAAGGACAAGACTGGGCGCCCAAAGGCTCTATCTCTAATGGGAGACACTTGCTGCTAGACAAGAAGATCGGCGACCCCTGGCAGTATATGTGCACAGATGTAGACGTGCTGGAAGCATATGCTCCAGAATATAAATGGGTACACCTCTTGGCCACTCAAAAGAAGAACATTAAGACTCTAAGCACATATGTCATGGGTATTCAAGAGAGGGTCGAGTATGGAATCATTAGGCCCAGATTCAATCAGATTGGAACCACATCTGGCAGGTACTCAAGCACCGACCCTAATTTTCAGAACCTACCTCGTGATGACAAGCGCATTAAAGAATGCATCATCTCAAGGCCAGGGATGGTGTTTATTGGGGCTGACTACTCACAGCTTGAGCCCAGAGTGTTTGCATCAGTATCGCAGGACCCGCGGCTATTAGAATGCTTTGCTAAAGGTGAGGACTTCTACAGTGTTGTCGGTTCACCGATATTCGGGATTAAGGGTTGTTCACTGTTTAAGGATGAACCTGGGTCCTTTGCTGTTAAGCATAAGGCATTAAGAAACATGGCTAAGGCCTTCGCTCTTGCTACACCATATGGCACCAGCGCGTATAGGCAGGCCTCAGAGCTAGGCAAGAGCGTCGCCGAATGCCAGGACATTATCGATAAGTACTTTGCGTCATATCCCAAGGTAGAGGCCATGATGTTAGAGTCCCATGAGATGGCCAAGAAGCACGGTGTGGTGCACAGCCTATATGGACGCCCTAGGCGTATACCAGAAGCTAAGAACATACCACATGGGATCGAACACAGTGAGCTACCATATGAAATGAGAACGCTTTTAAACTTATCTATGAATCATATAGTACAGAGTAGTGCTGCTAGTATCGTGAACCGAGCAGCCATAGCCTTTTATAAACGAATCTCAGACCTTGGGCTATCAGCAAAGATTGTGCTTCAAGTTCATGACGAACTTGTGATAGAGTGTAAAGAAGGAGACGCAGAGCTTGTGGCTGCCACCCTTAAGGACTGTATGGAGAACACCACGACGTTACCGGGAGTAGCATTAATTGCTAATCCTGTGATAGCTAAAAACCTAGGAGACTTAAAATGAGAACTCTATTGTCAGGTCTATTGTCAGGTATCATTCTACTCAATTGTCAGGGATGCCTCTGCTCTGGCCGCAATGAGTGCATTAAGCCTGGTGGGGGCACCCAAAGCACACCGTGTAGAACCCCCGGAAGAGGGTGTTGATATGGATGTCTATAACAAAGTACTAGCAATATCAATGAGCTTAAATGCCGCTTTCTTTCTAATCGGTGTTGGTGTAGGATATTTAGTATGGGGAGGTAAGACAGATGATAAAGGGTAATAAATATAGGCACTGTCAGACTTTAGACACCGACCTCTATGTTATAAGCGTTAGGTGGTCAGATCTCGAAGAGACTATAGTTAGAGCAGCGATAGTAAATCGTAATACTGAAGAAGTCTATGAAATAGGGACTTACACCATTAAAGACGAAGACATGCGTAATTGGAGAAAGATTTAATATGTTTGAAGCTAACTTATATGATCATAAGTCAGAGATGTTTAAACTTCTTAAGTTTAAATCCTTAGCTCTACTCCTCATGCGAGCAAAACAGGATGAGAAATACCTAATAAGGGTATATAATGGTAAGAAAGAATTTATGTGCAAATACAATTCGAAGTTTGGATGGAGAATAGAAGAAGAATATAATTAATCTTCACGTCTTCCGTTATCGGAACCAATCTTAGATACGATGGACTTAAGCAGATCACCACCAGAAGCTGAATCCAAGTTCTCGTATATGGACTTAATCTCAGTGAGTGCAATCAGAGACGATACCATCTTGCAAACAGGGAGCATGGGCATCATATAGCGTTCAGCTAAGAACCCTACAACTAAAGCAAGCTCATATACCACAAGCTTGCTAATGGTGCGCCTAAAGCCTGAGGATGTAATCACTTCGCCACGTTTCTTGGCAGCAACAATACCGGTTACAAAGTCTATGCCAATTAGCACCATCGTGGTGATCAACACGGCCTGGATCGGTGCAAATATAGCAGCTAACATCATAATGATGTTCTGTATGTATTTCACACTAGCTCCTTGACACATCGATGGCATAGGATACGATAATGAGTCTTCTCAACTTTGATCTGAGTGCCATAAGCATGAAACCCATAGAACGGAAGGTGACACCGGGGGCAGTCAGTTACAAATGTCCTAAATAGAAATGCTATAATTCGTCTTAAAAGTTTCATATTAGTTACTTATCTGTAGAGCTATGGCTGGTTTTAGGTTAGGATTGGAAGCCGCCAAAGAGTCAAAACTCCAAACGGTAGTTAGAACCATATTAGGGTCTGTCATGGCTTCAACTGAAGTTATGTAACTAGATGCATATAATATTACTGAGTTTTGCCAAACTAACAGCGGTGCTAGGTAGGCTTGCCGATTTGTGAGATTGTTGGTAACTGCATTAATGTAAATGCCTATTAAGTTGAGTCGATCCATAGACGTGTATTGGGAGTTCACAAATCCTGATAAAGCAATCTGAAATGCCGCTACATTGCATGCTATAGTTTGTGACAAAGTTGGCTCAGAAGCAAGTGGTGCCTGAGAGTTTATGCTACAATATACCAAGTCGAGCGACGTTCCTGCCGGGAACTCCAGGACCGTGCCAATCCCAAAAGTATATGTGTCGATATTTCCATCTGAACTAAATGTAACAGTTCTTCCATATTGATCATTATTCATAACACCTGCCAAGAATTAGTTGTTATCGTATAGTAAGAAAAATGTCCGTTGGAACCAGAAGATCCTACTGTTCCTGTTGCTCCACCTCCGGCCCCTGTGCCTCCGCTACCGCCAGTTCCTAGTCCGACACTACCGTTGATTGTGAAAGGGTAGTTAGTGACTATATAAACAAATCCACCTCCGCCGCCTCCACCTCCACCACCACCGCCATCGGCTCCTACTACCTCACCGCCGGCCCGTTCAATTGCTCCCAGTACACCAACACCCAGCTCCAGTTCCAGCGCTGGCTGAACTCCGATTACGCGCCCTATGTCACCGACACCGTGCAGGTCTCGGCAAATGGCGTGACGTGGACGACCGTTTACACCAACTCGGCGGAGGTGCCCGTGACCGATTC